CTTGGGAATAGACATTCCCCGATCAGGAAAAATCAAGAAACGCGCAATGGATCTAACTAAAGCTATGGACGATCCCATTTATATTGAAATAGCCAACGAGCTCAACTTTGTCTATGATCCGAAGTCTAGGGGAGTTTTGGTAGCGCCTGTTTTTAAGGAGTACCCCCGGAAGTTTACGCGAGCTGTGGGCTGTTATGCCATGGCACAGTTTGAGAATCCTGCTCAAGCCATTGAGCGAGTATACTCAATGATCGCCGCTACGTACTCCAGGAGTCGCATCCAACGTGCTAATGTTGTTGATGATCCGAAACATGATTTGAAGCCATTATTGGACCTTCAAGGACCGACATGTGTCCCTGCTTATGTCCAGAAACCTTTCCATAATATGATCCCCACTTCTGAGCCCGCCATACCATATGATTGTTATGAGAAGAACTTAGCTTATTGGTGGCTCAGGCGCAATCGCATGAAGGAAGAATTGTGCGAGCACTACTCCCATGAATCCCGTGAGCAAAAGCCTTACTCCGAGATGCCTGCTTACACCGCATGCAAACATGATACGTGCTGTTTTGTTCGTGACCAACGTAAGGTGAAGGGTAATCCCCTCTATCTAGCACATAATGCGTTTGTCTCAGGAGGAACGGCCAAGGGTGTCATTGATGCCCTCGGTCGATCAGTTCGCTACAATACCAAGGCGTCAGTTCCGGCCGAGGTTTTTTGCGCTGCTTATCTTCACACCATGTCCCTCATTCCTCCAACTGTCTCCATTCCAGACTTTTCTCGACAGGCATTTGAGTCACTAGTTTATTCTCCTGGTCAGAGTGCCGGGTATTTCCCTGTTGATACGGAAACCATAGACATGGAGGATCTCATACTGAAGTATACCAACACATGCAAGCAAAAAGAGGCTCATCCCCTTGCCATGCATATGCTTATGGAGCTCGTTGACAAGGTTAGGGCTGGCATCAGGAATAAGAAAATCGACCCCAATTGGTTCCCTCATCTCATTAGCAAGATAAGTATCAAACCGGAAGTCCGAGCTGCCGGTTCTGACACTGATAAGACTCGCATCATTTTTATTGCCTGTATGGTCCACCTTCTTTTGGATAAGGTACTATATAATGCCTATGTTAAGAACACGTACCAGCGTGGTGGGATGATGATCGGTCATCAGTGGAAGCATGGTGGTGCGCAGCATCTGGCTAATTATATGGGGGCTGGTCGCTCAGATCTGTTTTATATCACCCTTGATATCTCTCACTTTGATCAGAGTGCGCTTGCTAGTTTTATATCTCTTATTCTTTTAATGCCGTTGATAGGCCTCACTGACGATGGTACCGACGAGTATAAGATGGCGCGTGCTTTTATGCTCCAACGGGCGCATGAGATGTCCTGTAAGCTCGTCAAATGGGTTGAGTTTGACTATAGGTGGATTATTGGTCAGGTTTTTTCCGGACTGTTCGTCACATCGTGGATTGATACTGTTTATATGGTCCTGTCCGTCACTTGTGTTCTCATTCTTATATATGAGAAAACTATGTCTGCAGACTCGAAGACTAGGGCTGATGGTTTCCAGAAGTCATTCATTCGCCGGCTTCAGTACGGTGATAATAGCTTATACGGTTTTGAGATGGAGTATTTTCCTGAAGTTATAGGCGCCTCAACCCCTGAATGCCCACTTGGCAATTTTCAACGCCTCCTCGAGACATCTGTTGGCCTTAAGTGTAAACCGTCTGAGACTTTTTTATTCCTGCCCGATAAATCCGGCATTAGCCCGTTCTATACTATTGTTGGTACCAAGCGTGAGGGGGACCTTGTGCTTGGTACTAGGGTTCTTAGGGATGGTCCCGAGTTTCTTAAGCGTAAGTTTGTTAGGATTCGTCGCAAGGGTGAGCTTTATGTTATGCCCTGGCGACACGAAGATGACATGTTTACGAAAAGTTGCATCAGCGCCAACACTACCGCACTAGAGCCTGATAAGTGGACGAGTAAATATTTGGGTCTTATGATCGACACTATGGCCACCAACTCTTTTTCCTATGATGCCATGCGTGAACTCTATCTGCGTAGTATGGGAACAAATCCAGTTGTCACTATTGATATTATTAATCGCTCACTTGATTGCGCTGATGGAACGCTTACTAAAGTCCTTCACCGCACTGGTCTGGCTCCCTCTCAAATACATAGGGTCCTTAACCCCAATTCGTTGTTCGACGAGTTTGTTTGGGATGATGAATGGCGCTGTGCTTGGGCGTGCAATTATAACTTACCTCTCTATGATGAGTCCGGCAAGGCTTACTCACCGATATGGAACAATATTCTGTATACCCCCCTCTCTTACCTCCAGCAAGAATATGCTGCTTCTTTTGAGTACTAGTGTATTTGTTAGTACCGATGATAACCGACAATCCTAGCCATTCTGTGTTGCCGGTATATAAAATAATTAAAAAAAAAAACACG